TTACTCCTTTCTATTTTCATTATAAGAAACCGTTTTCATTATGTCAATAATAAATTGTTATATTTTGGTAATTAATTGTTATATTTACATATTTTTATTTTCATATTGTAACTTTTTTGATATTATTGTTACATAATAAAATAGGAGGTTATAATATGATAAATCATAAACGCATAGGTAGACAGATAAGAGAGCTTCGTATACGTCGTGGCTGGAAACAATACGAATTAGCGGATAAAGTCGGTATGTCTCGTCCTGCTATTTGTAATATAGAAGCTGGTAAACGCAGTCTTACTCTTAATACTTTAAAACGTTTTTGTGAAGTTTTCGAAATAGATATAAGTTATTTCGGAATTGAGACTAATAGCTTTGACGACGCAGTAGATATTATTTCTCGTATAGATGCCATTTTTAATAGTGATCTTCCTACTGAGAAAAAAGAAGAATTATACCGTAAAATTATGAAAATATATCTAGATAGTTTAGATAATTAGCTATTTGAAACTTTTTCGTCATTTTTAATTACTTCATATTCAATTTTTACGTGTTCCTGTTCTGCTATAAGTTCGAATAACAATTTATAAAACTTATTTACGTCCATAGATATTACTCCTTTCTAAAAAGTTAGTAATATTATGTACTTTATTTTCTATTTGTAAACATTGGAGGTTTTCTTTTTGAAAAAAATTATACGTGTAGGTGGCTATGCTAGGGTTTCTACTGAGGAACAAAAAAAGTACGGATACTCTATAGAAGCTCAAGTAGATAAAATTAAAAAATACTGTGAATTAAAAGGATATCAGCTAGTAGATATATATATAGACGAAGGCTTTACCGCTTCTAATATGAAACGTCCTCGACTTATTGATCTGCTTAATAACTTAGATAAAATAGATGCTATAGTATTTACTCGTTTAGATAGATTTTCTCGTAATGTATTAGAAGCTAATAAAATGCTAGCTACATTACAAAAAAATAATGTTAGTATGATAGCCATAGAAGAAGAAGATATAAATACTACAGATGCAGACGGCCTTTTTATGTTTAATTTAAAAGTATCATTAGCTGAGCGTGAAATAAAAAAAACTTCGGAGCGTATTCGCTCCGTTTTTGAATATAAGATAAAAGAAGGTCAAGTTATATCTGGAGTTACAGCTCTAGGTTATAAAGTAGCTACTGTAGACGGTATAAAGCGTATGGTTAAAAATGAAGAAGAAGCTCCTATAGTTATGGATATATTTAATTACTTCTTAAAATACCAGTCTATTCGGATCGTTACTGAGCGAATAAATGAAAAATATAATATCCGTAAAAGCTATCAAGTTTATAATCACCTTTTGAAAAATGAAATATATCTAGGTCGTTATCGTGATAATTATAGTTTTTGTGAGCCGTATATAGATCGTGATACTTTCGATAAAGTGCAGGATATTATATCTAAAAATATCCGCTCTGGTGATAAGAGATTTACTTATATTTTCAGTGGGCTTATTTGTTGCCCTGAGTGTAAAAAACTACTTACTGGATCTAAACAATTATATAGAGGGCGTTACTACTATTATTATCGCTGTAATAGGCATTATATTTCTAGGCTATGTCCTGAGAAAAAGAGTTATAGTGAAAACTTAATAGAAAAATATTTACTAGAAAACGTTAATACATTAGTAGCGGATCGTATAGGATATATTAAATCTATTGAGCCTGAAAATAACGTAGATGCTGATAAAAAGATTAAATCTTTAAAAACTGAGTTAGATAACTTAAATTATATTTTTATGAAAAAGCGTATTACTATAGAAGAATACGATCGTTTATATGAAAAAACAGAACTTAAAATAAAAGAATTAGAAAAAGTTCCCACTCAGGACGTAGATATAAGCCATTTAACAGCTTTTTTAACTAGTGGGTGGAAAAGTGCCTACGGTATTATGAATAGAGAAAAAAAGCGTACTTTATGGCGTAATTTAATTAAAGAAATACACGTAGATAACGACTATAATATAAAAATAATTTTCTACTAACTTAGTGTAGCCTGTTGGCTATAATAAATTAGTAAAAAAAAGACTAGGATAAACTCCTAGCCTATTTGTATTAATTTTTATTATTAGTTAATAATATTAATGCGTTAACGTACCTCTCATATATAATACTCTTTCTTTAACTTCTTAACTTCCTGACTAAGACTAGGCTCACCACCTAGTCTTTTTTTATTTTATCATACCAGTTATAATACTCTCCTACTTTCTTTTTTACGTATGAATTGCCTCCGTTTTTTGTATATATATCAAACTCTTTGCATACTTCCTGATAGTTTTCTGGTAGTCTGCCCTCTGATACTCTTACGTGATCCTCTAAAATGAGTTGAAATATACTTTGTTTTGCATTATGCATTCTATTTTCTTTTTTTGTTGCTCTATTTGTGTATATTGTCGTAAGTGAAGGTATTAATACTGTTATGATAGTTATTATTATGTTTTCCACTTCTCCTCCTTTTTTAATCTGTAGTCTTTTGATATTCTAATATAATAGTAGCATCTGCTCCTGTCATAGCACTACCTACCCTATATGATAATTCTCCTGTACTTTTATCATAAGATATATCTATATATACAGAATTGTCTTCTTTAAATGGTATAGCATATTCGTAGCTAGTTCCGTTTCTTGTTGTTGTTCCTGACATTTTTACTTTATATGCTGTAGTTCCTAGTCCTGTATCATATCTAGTAAAAGCGTCTGGAGTACTTGTAAGTGTTAAAGGTACTACCTTTCTATAAATAGGTTTATTATTATCTATATCTTTTCCTATTACAGTCTCATTAGTAGAATATACTCTATTTTCGCCTAATAAGGTCCAGCTATTCCAATTTCCATTATTCATTATTCTAGTAAATACTTGTCCGTTATTTAAAAATGAAAATGCTACTTGTCTTTGATAAAGGTTATTGTGTGCTAAGTGTATTACCCACCACCAATTAGCTACTGTAGTTCCTGGTGGGCTATTACTCATATCTGCTCCCATATAAAAGCCTGATCTAGTACCGCAGGCAGTATTCCAGTCGCTAGTAGGTGCTGACATACATACTTCTCCAAAACCTTCTATTCTATTCATTACATTTTCTCCACCTATTTCTAGGCTTTGTGCGTCTGCTGGGAAACAGTTTATACCCATAGAACGTAATATACGGTCAAAATATATAATAGGAATACCTCTATCTATTGTTAGATTATATGTAGTGCTTCCTATTTCGTCTTGTACTAATACTTGTACGTTCCAAGCATAATTATTATCTAAGGTTAATGTAGTTGTTACATTATCTTGTAGCGTAGTATATGCTCCATATGTACTTTCACTTGTTTTTTTACTTCGTACTTTAATAGTTATTGTATTTTTATTATCTAAACTCGAATAATCTGCGTTTACGTTAATATCCGTCTCACTATAGAAGTTGTTTTGTCTTTGTAAACTAATAATAGCCGTAGGTAATACCCAGTCTAGAATGATTAAATTAAGATTTTTTGTGGTTGTAATACCTCTACTATCAGTTAATCTTACTTGTGCTGTTGTATTAGAAGAAAGATTTAATGTTCCTACGTTTATAGTACCTAAAGTACCACTCAAAGTACCATTATAAGTAGTTCCGTTAATTACTGCACTTAAAGTACTTAATGTAGCATAGTTTTTAGCTGATGCATTAGCAATTTGGATCATTAATGTTGAATTATTTCTTATTAATTGTTGGTCGTTTTGTGTTATTTCTACTGTAGTGGAGTTTGTATCTAAATAACTTGCATTATATGTAGGGTTGGAATTAGTAACCTTAGCATTAAATATAACGTTTTTGTTTCCTAAAGAAGTTGCTCCATTATATGTTTCTACTGTTACGTTTCCTTCTCCTACGCTTGCATTTGGTATTTGTTGATACATATTATTGGCTATTGTAGAAGTATTAAACGTTACGCTATCTGTTACGTTTGTAGCTATTTGATAAGAATATGTTCCAAAATAAAAAGTTACCGTATGAGTAAATGTATTACTTTTTCTATTTGTGTAAATAGTTATTGTATCTCCAATATTAAAAGTAGTTTTATCTAACGTTGGTTGGCTTGCTCTTGCTATTGTAGTTAATGTTGTATTATCAGTTGCTACATTACCACTATTACAAGCCCACGCAGTAGTAGTACTTCCTTTTTCAAATACAGCGTAAGCATATCCTGATAAAGTACCGTCGTCTTTATGTGTTACGTTAATTGTTCCTGATGCTGTTTTTGTTTCGTTTTGTGAAATACCAGCAAACTCTATTACAGCTACTTGTCTATCGTAGTTCTCTCTGTTATCGTGCCAATAAATAGTCAACCAAGAAGGCCAACCAGTTTGCCAGTTTGAATTATACGCTTTAAATTGAGCTGTAACAGTAATGTTAGAAGTATTATTTGCTACGTCTGTACTGTTTTCTGTAAAAATTGCTACTAAATCAAAACTGTAGCCATATCCATTATATAAAGTTTTTGTTTTTGATGCACTCGCTCCCATTAACTAGCACCTCCTAACGTTGAAACTAGTCCAATTCCGTCATTTACTATATTATTGTTACTATCTGTTATTGTGATAGGTATAAATCTCATTTTATTACATAATGTTATTTCTTCTTCTATTACTGATTTCTTCATATGGAACTCGTCTTTAGATACCCAGTATATCTGGTTACCTAGTCTATCGTATCCTGAGAAACCTACTGTATTATTCATTAAAATATACGATCCGTCTACTCCATACATTTTTAAACCGTCTTTATTTAATTGTGCTATTAGCGAATTGGCTTCGTCGTATACTTCTAGTTGTCCGTTTTGGTTAAGGTTACTACCTAATTTAAGTGTACCTCCCTTAATCAAGTCGGCCGTTAAGTTAATTACGTTTATTTGTTCCATATTTAGTACGTTATCTATGGTCCACGCACTATTAAAAGGTCCATTTATTCCACTATTAGAAAAACCAATACCACCATTATTAAGCATTATAACATTAGTTGCACTTTCCTTTGGTAAAGTGTCTACAATAAGTATTTTGTCTCCCTCGTAAATCACGTAACTACTTCCTAGTGCATTCCATATCTTATTAGATGCATCTGCTAATTCTTGCTCTAGTGTTATTTGTAAAGTAGCTCCTGCTTCGTCTATTTGTTGTTGAGTTTGATTAGATATATTACCTAATAGTCCAGATAAAGTAGGTACAAAGTTTCCGAACTCTATTTGTGTATATTTATCTAAAATACAGTCATATTCGTAACTAATTATATTAGTTAATATATTTATTCCTAGTTTTTCGTCTATTACTTGTATTGTATCTCCTATATCAGATACTTTTTCTACGTTTGCGGATAATGTGTAATTTACTACTGGAATAGAATTAGTTTGTAAATAGTCTTGTCCTTTTTCTACTAAATCGTTTATAAGTGCTAATGTATATGTTTCTACGTCTAATACTCCCTGATCGTCTTTATAATCGTCCTCGTTTATATTACTTTGGTCGAAACTAACTGACTTTGTATAAGGTATATCGTATTGTGTATCACTATATAAATAAACTGTATCCGTAGGCTCTAATGCATTTAATAAAAGTCCGTCTTTTCCTACTGGTAACAATTTAGTACAAACATTATCCCAGTTATAAGTTGCTTTTATATCTTTTAAGTTCTTTCCGTATCTTATTGTTACTCCGTTATCTTGCCCTATAGAGTTTCTAATACCTATAGTCCAATTATCTCTTACTAAATGTCCTCCGTATTTCTCCTCTATAAGCACTTGTATTGCTTCGTATAGCGACTTTCTAACGCATCTATAGGAATTTATCTTAGTTATATCCGAAATAGTCGTAAATGGGCTTGTATTGTCCGTAGAATTGTTTAAATGGTCTAATGCATCATTACAATTCTTA